AAATACAGCTTCGAAAAGTTCCTTGGCGAAATCATGACAAGCATCGATGTAGACAAAACTAAGATTGAAAATGCTGAGCAACCTGCTCCGCCGACGCTGCCGAATCAAACAGCTCCGGGAACGGACCCGATGGCACAGCAAGGCGGCGCTCCGGGTGCTTCACCAAACATGGCGAGTCAGCAAGGCTCAGCAGCGAACATTCCACAGGGCGGCGGCAATCCACTAGTTCAGGCATTCACTGCGCAGCAGATGAATATGCCAAGCAGTCAGGCGGTTAAGTAATATGGAAAAAATGCCAGAGAGAAATCAGAAAAAGATCGGCCCCTTGCTATGGCAACTCTGCGTAGCAAGGAAAATTTCGCAAACTATGATTGCAGAGCGCACAGGAATTTCCCGCATAGCGGTGAACCGTTTCTTCCGTGGAAAGTCAGATGTGCGCGCGAGTGACCTCGCTGCAATCCTGTTAGAAATGCGAATTCCTTTAGAAACAATAATCAAAGCACACTTAGAAGGAGAGCGAAATGGTACAATTTTCACCTGATGAACTAAGTCTAATCCGAGTGAGCGGTCACATCTGGTTAAAGATGCTGAAAGAGCGCGAGAAAAAAACACTCGATAAAATGTACGGACTTTATTGCAACGGTAAGACTGACTTCATTGCAATTATGTCAGAGTACGCGACGGTGCGCGGGCAAATTCACGAGCTGGAACTTGCAATCACCGAGAGTCAGAAATCAAGCGTTAAAGATGAGTAACTAAAAATAAAACAACAAGGAGATAACAATGCCAGGAAAAGAAGTAGTATTCGACGACAACGGAAATGACCTTCCACCAGGAACGTCGCAGTTTGAAGAAGCGGATGATTCACCAGCAGAGGTGCCGGACGCTACGGAACCAGATGCTGAAGCACCTGCGCCCGCTGCAAAGTATCGTATCGGAGACAGAGAATTCGCAACGCAGGAAGAAGCACTCGCTTTCGCAAACAGTCAAGTTAGCACTTTAGAAACAGAGAGGCAGCTTTCTGACGCGTATCGCCAGGGCATTCAAGATGCCGTTCAGCACGTGAATACGCAGCAAAGTGTTACACCGCCCGCGCCAGCAGAGCCAGAATTCGACGAGCAGCTTTATTACGAAAACCCAGCCGCATTCCTAAAGAAGTACGGCCAGCAAATCGCACAGCAAGTGACTTCACAAGTTCACGGACAACTGAGCGAAAAAGAACTGAGCAATAAAATCTGGAACGACTTCGCAGCGAGGCACCCAGAGTTAGCTGACTACAGAGATGAAGTAGAACAGACAGCTGCGAAGCACCTTGCTGAACTCAAACTAGTTAATTCGACAAAAGGCCAGACAGCGGGCTTTGATTACGTTGCACTGAAAGTGAAATCTAATTTTGAAAGGTATGCGAATGCAGTAAAGCCGCACAAGCAACTTCCTAACTCAAGACAGTCAGCGGGAACGCCGGGACAAAGCAGCAGTGTTACACCAAAAACAACTGCGAAAAAACCCTTGAGTATGGCGGAACAAATCCGCAGCATTAAACCAAAGAGACGCTAAATTCGCACTTTGTTTAACCCACTAATGGGCGGACGTGGCGTCGTAACTGAAACCAACAAACAGGAGACAACATGGCTACACACAGTTGGACTTACGACGCCCCTGCGGGTGTCTTTAAGAACCACGCAATGTCAGCCGACATCCGTTTCGCAGCGATTGCTCAAACTAAGTTCGTGCAATTCACAAACGCAGCGGGCGGCTTAGGCAAAAACAAAGGTGAATCGGTAACGATCACTCGCGTAAGCAATCTAGCAGTGCCATCTGACGATTCACTTGTGGAATTAGAAGTAATTCCGGAAGACGAATTTGCGCTTAGCACACAGTCAATCACAGTAACAGAAAGAGGACGTGCAGTTCCTTACTCTAGCTTAGACAAAGATTTGTCTGCGTTAGATATTGAAAATGCCATCCAAAAGAAGTTGCGTGATCAACTTGCATTGCGCATGGATAAATTAGCAGCGGACGCATTCAAACGCGGTCGCCTTAAAGTTGTTGCAGACGGCGCTACTTCTTTGAACGTAGCTACGAATGGAACAGCTGGCGCGCAAGCGTCAGTAAATTTGAACATGTATCACGTTGAAACTATCCGTGATCTTATGTTCAGCACGTACAACATCGCTCCATATATGGACGGTGATTACGTAGCTTTGGCGAGCACAAAAGCATGCCGAGGCATCAAGCGCGATACAAATTGGGAAAAATGGCACCAGTACACTGATAATGAAGCCAAGTTCAAAGGCGAAATCGGTCGAATTGAAGGTGTTCGTTTCATCGAAATCAACAACACTGCATCACTTAACAACGCTATCGGCGCTGCCGGAGTTTGTGGTGAAGCGGTATTCTTCGGTGATGACCCAGTTGCAATGGCCACAGTTATCGACCCTGAGCTTCGTGCAAAAGAGTCGGGTGACTACGGTCGTTCGAAAGGTGTCGCTTGGTATGGTATCTATGGATTCGACCAAATTTGGTATGATTCCGCTAACCCAGGTGAAGCACGAGTCATTCACTTGACTTCAACGTAATAACGTAAAGAAAGGTGAGGCATTTATGAGTTATGAAAAAGCAACCAGCATGTTTGAGTACTTCGTTCCTATGACCGCAGTACTTGCAACGGCAGAAACTTTGTCTGCTTCAGCAGCGGTTCACGGTGAAATGATTTGCGTAAAGAGATGTAAAGTACGCAGAATTATGTTTGCAGTGAGCACAGCAGTTGTAGCAACTACGACCGCTCCGGTTGTAACTTTCCGCAAGCGCGTAAGCCCCGGCACAGCTGGCGGCCAGAGCACTATCGGCACGCTTACAATCCCGAACGGCACTGCATTAGGTAAGGTCCTTTACAAAGATGTGACTCCTGTAGAAATTCAGGTCGGTCAAACAGTTTGTTTCGACCATACTACTGCGGCTGTCGGCGATCCGGCGGGCGTTGGCTCTTACGGCTTCGAAGTTATCGAAGATCCGGAATTAGCAGCTAATGAATCTAACATGGTAGCTTCGGCTTAATGTTAGTGAGCGGGGGACTTCGGTCCCCTGCCTTCTTTTATTTTTTAAACTTTTGAAAGCAGAAATTGAAAACAAACCAATCCTAAGGGGGATATGTGACGCCAGCACAGACAAACGCTACGAGTTCAGGACCTAAAGCAGAAGTTAAAGCAGACCAGTTCGACCTTCAAACGCATCAATTCGATAAGCGCGGAAATTTGAAATCAACTAATCATTATTTCTTGCACATTCGCGGCACCGCTAAGTACTTTGAGCGTCCGCAATTTTCCGGCAACCTATTCACAGAGAATGATGAACCAGCCGGACGTGTTGAACGTCTAGTTGATGAGAAAACTGGAAAGCCAGTACTTAGTTTCGACCATAACCGTGAGCATAAGATTTACGCAGCACCTTTAGAGGGCGCGGAGAAAATTTCTCACGAACTTGCTGAAGCTAAGGGTGAAAACGCAGCACTTAAGGCAGAACTTGAAGCACTCCTTGCAGAAAAAGCTGCTAAAGAAGCGGCGATTGAAGCTAAAGGTGAGGCAACACGCAAACCAGAATCACCACTCGCGCAAGCGCAAGCAAAGCCAGCGCAAACTAAGGAGTAATCTATGAAACGCAGTTCACATCCAGTATTTCAGATTGTAGTCCCAACGACGCCTGTGATTCCTGCGAGTGCAAGTGATCCGACAGAAATCGAGGACGCTCTTACTGAAGACGTAACGGCTATTGATATTCAGTGGACAGGTACTGCGGCAGTGGATTTATACCAAGGTCCAAACAGTAACCTTAAAAAGGTTATGACTATTGGTGGGGTTTTAACTTCCGGGGCTACTGTGATTCCCCGCGCAGATGTAATGCTAAGCAAAGGCACTCGCCTGAGCGTGCGTGCAAATGCAAACACAACAATTGCAGCGGGTACATTCATTATTAACGGCTGGGTCTAACAACCCGGCTTAACGGCTAATGGGGAGTTAGAACTGTGTCACAATTTAGAAATACAGCAGATATTAAAATTGAAGTTTTGGAAAAAGCAGGGGAACCAGTGAATGGGAACTCTGCTTATGAGTCATTAGCTATGACTTATATCAATAAAGCGCATCAAGCGATTATTGGCGGCGGAAGTATTTTCTCGCTAAAGGTTGATGAGGCTTGGACGTGGGCGAAGCACCGCTATCCTATCATTATTGAACTTCAGCCCGCTTACGCTACCGGGTCCGTAACGGTTACGAACAACGGACGCTCAGTAACTTTCAGTCACATTCCGCCACAGTCCTTCTATGGCTGGTACTTAAAGCTAGAAGGTGACCGAACAGTTTATAAAATGACTGAGCACATAAGCATGTCCCTCACCGGAAATATTGATTCAGGATTCCTCGGTGCAACGGGCACATATAACTTTAGACTTTTTAAATTAGATTACGAAATCAGTCCTACTTACATAATTATTGATTCGAAGAACGATAAGCTGGATTTCGTACGCACGGGCACCACACAGATTTCACTAACACTGTCTCACGGTTCTTACCGTCCGGCAGAATTAGTAACTCACATAGTTGCCCTCCTAAATGCGCAAGCAGTTACGGAAGTTTATTCCGGAAGCTACGACAGCGTATTTAGGCTTTATACTTTTACTTCAAATTTAGCTGGCGGGGCAGTGTTTAAGTTTCTCGGGGCGACTGGCACAAACCGAAAACGATCAGCACTGCCCACGCTCGGCTTTGATAACTTGGATTATTCCGGCGCCGCTCAGTACATCAGTACTTACGTAGTTGGCGGAATTTCTCGACTTGTCGAACCGTTTAAAATTTACAAACAAAATTGCGACGACCCTTACATTCATAGCGTTGATTTAGTTCAGATGGAATGTGATTACCCGATGTGGTCCGTGCGCGAGAAAGTGCCAGAGTTATTCGCTAAGGTTGAAGAGGGCAGTGACGGAACGGTCACTGTGCGCTTTAATTCATACCCGGCAGAAGCTATGCGCTGTGAAGTTAATTGGATTCCAATTCCAATCGACTTGCAAGATAACGATGTGAGCATTCCGTTAGTTCCGCGCAAGGACATTGATGCACTTATTCACGGAGCTACAGCTTTCATCTTATTCGATAAAGAAGACTCTAAGTTTAAGGACATCCTTTCACTAGCTGAGACACAACTGCTTGCGATGGAAAAAAAGAACCGTTCTGAAATGCGCCGCACTGATGACCGCTTCGGTCAGATTATCCCGCGCGCAGATTTAGTACGCGAACGTCGCAGACTCGTTTACGGTTATGAAAATAACGGAAGTCAGAGGTTACAACCAGTGCCGCCTCCAGCAACTATTCCAACGATGACGAAAGCTACGCTTACTTATCAAGACTTTGGTGATCCAGCTTTAAGTCAGGCAGTGGTTGCGCATACAATTACTTCTGAGAAGAACTTAATTGCAATTCTGATTAAGCACAGCATCGCTTTCAGCGGCGGAACTATTTCAGCACTGAAACTAAGCGTGGGAATCGCAGGCGACCCGACAAAATTCATCAATCAATTTGATGTCTTTCAAGCGGTGGATCCAGCAGCACAAGACGGCGCAGTACTTATGTACTTCCCGGCTGTGAATACAGATGTGATTGTTACGGCAGAAGCAACGGGCGGAAATCTTAATACAATGGTCGCTGGATCCGTGGACATTTATTTCCAAGAATTGGCGGTATTATAATATGAAATTGTTTTTAATTTTACTCACATTTCTAACAACGACGGTAAGCGCCCAGAGCACACTCTCGGGGAACTTGCTTTACTTATTACCGACGACACTGACTGCAACTTGCAGAAACGGTGATATTCGCGTTGATACGGCATCGAGCCCGCTTTCCTTAAAACTTTGCTCAAGCAATACTTGGGGCGCTATTACTCCGGGTCAGTGGGTCACCGCAGGCTCTGACATTTATCGTTTAACAGGAAATGTAGGTATTGGGACCACCAGTCCAAACTATGAGAGCGCCCCCGTTCGACGACGAGTACTCACTATCGCCGGGGATGGATCAACCGCTGATGCCTTGGGTATACTTGAGTTTGCCAATGCTTATGCTCCGGCTGCCGGAAACTCATTAGGCTCCGTGGTTTTCAGCCAGCCAGGAAATCTTGGCGACACGAGAGTGGCACAAATCAACGGAGCCGTAGAAGGCAGTGGAGGAGCGTCTGGATACGGCGGTGTACTGACCTTCACAACAAAACGGGACAATACGACCGCTAGCGAAAAAATGCGGATTACTTCGAGCGGCAACATCGGCATTGGGACTACGAGCCCTTCTTTTCCATTACATTTAGAGCGTGCTGGTCTAGCTTCACCCGGCTCTCACATAATGCAGGTCAAGCAAACGTCAAACACAGGTGCTAGTACGGACTCAAATGCATTAATTGCTATTTCCCACAGTAATGGAACGAATACCAGAACATGGAGTATTGGCACCGGCAGTAATACTCTGTTTGGACATCCTGATAATTTTGGCATTTATGATTTTACGGGAACAAAAACCGCAATGGTCATAGAAAGAAACTCGGGAAACGTGGGTATTGGCAACGTGGCTCCGCGCGCGAAACTGGATGTCGTCGGAAATATCACTGCAGACAGCGCGGTTTTAAACTCAGGGACAACGGAGATCGGCTTAGGCTCAAATGGAGGGGGTGGAGCCATCAAAACGAAGATCATCGCCAATGCCACTGGAAGTTGGGGAAAAAATGATCTTCATTTTGCGTTGAACATCAATGGAGACGGCAACGCCGCCACGATAGCGGACTCGAAAATGACAATCAAAAACAACGGTAATGTCGGTATGGGCGGAGTTACTGATCCAATGGTTCCGCTGTCGATTGCCGCACAAGGAACCACGGTTGGAACGCATGAGCAATTAGGACTGCGCTCTCAGCGCATCGCTATCACTTCCGGAGCTTTAATCAGCGGCATGTCTTTCCGCTCTAATGATACTTCAAATACAGCGCCCGGAATTATCGTCGCTAATATCGGCGCGGTGGCCACGGCAACGCACACCGCATCCGTTTTAGACACCGCTTTAACCTTCACAACAACCAGCACTCTTTCCAATACAGAGAAAATGCGTATCCTCGGAAACGGAAACGTCGGTATTGGAACCACAGCACCCGGTAATCTTTTGGATCTTTCAAAATCAAACGTAACAGCTTACACGGCTACAAGTGTAAGTTCTGCTAATCCTTTTAGTGCCTCGGACCCAGTATTGAAAATTACAAACTCTAACGGCGCAGACAATGATGGTGCCTTTATTGGATTCAGTACAAAAGCTGGAGATGGAACTTACAATCAAGGTTATATTGGTGCAATTGCAAAGTCCGGAACATGGGCCTCGAATATTGTTTTTGGAAATAGAACTGCAAGCGCTGGTTATTCAGAAAGAATGCGCATCGACTCATCCGGCAATGTCGGCATCGGAACTACAGCGCCAGGAACTGCACTTGACGTTAAAGGAACGCTTCGCCTCAGCGGAAGTTCTTCCGGTTACGTCGGCCTTGCGCCCGCAGCCGCAGCAGGCAGCACCACTTACACACTTCCAAGTTCTGACGGGGCTTCCGGACAGGTTCTTCAAACTAATGGCTCCGGAACAATGAGCTGGCGTTCTGTCGGCGGTGCAGTTGTGCAAGAAACTTACTGCGAATTTAGCACACCCACTACGCTGAGCGGGTACAGCACCATACCACTGGATAACACAATTCCTCAACAGACAGAAGGGGCTGAGGTAATGACCTGTTCGATCACTCCACAAAGTGCTTCGAATAATTTGCTTGTTGAAGCTCACATCTGGGTGGACGAGGGAAATAACGTCTATAACATTGTTGCGGGCGCAATTTTTCGCGATTCCACTGCGGACGCCATTGCCGCAGGTATTTTTGCCGAGCAAAACATTTCGACTGCTTTAATGACGGGTAATTTTGTTATGCGAAAACGTGTCTCAGCAGCTTCAACTTCGGCCACAACTTTCAAATTTAGAATTGCTGAAGGCAACGGGACTAACAGCATCAACATAAATAAGTATGCAGGCGGAAACGTCTTCAATGGCACTTACATTTCAACAATGACCATTAAAGAAATAGTTCCTTAAGGAGTTTTTAGTTATGGCATACGCAGGACAAGCAATTACTATTCCCCTAGGACAGCTCGGACTCATGACAGATATGGCTCCGGTTGACGTTGCACAAGGCGCTCTAATCCTAGCGCAAAACGTTGCATTGAATAATGGTTTCGTTGAGAAAGCCCCGGGCTCGCGCGCATTCAATGAGGAAGCGCTGCCCGCTGGCGTCGTTGGCGTTTATGATTGGCGTCCTAATAAAATCACTCAGCGCTTAATCGCCGCTTGCAGCAACGGCTTTCTTTATATCGATGCGGGAGTCGGCGCAAATTCATTCAGAACTTTGCCGATTAATGCGCAAGACTCTAACGGTACTCCGGTTGCACTCACAGGGCTAAATCCAAATTGCCAGTTCGTTGCAGCGGGCGGTGAAACAGCGGGGCGCAGTAAGAAATTATTCTTTTTCAGTCGCGGACAGAATCCAATTATGGTCCTAAATAGTACGACTGAAATTTTAGCGCCGTTATCAACGCCCCCAGCCGACTGGGTCGCAAATAATTATCCAGTTTGCGGCGTCGTTTTCCGCAATCACTTATTCGCATTCGCCGGACAGCAATCTTATATGAGCAGAACGGGTGATCATGAGAATTTCACCGGCGTGGACTCAGGAGTTCAACCGGTCTGGCCCGGCGAGGGCGGTGATATCATCGCTGCATTCGTTTATAAAACACGCCTTTTCTGTTTCAAAGAAGACGCTTACGGCTACTACTTAGACGACAGTGACACTGATTCGGATAACTGGGTTTGGAAAAAGATCACTAGTAACTTCGGAGTCAGCGCGACGAACGCTGTTATTGAAGTAATTGATGACATGCTTACAGGAAATGATACCGGAACTGTAACTTCATACCTTGCAACTCAAGCACTTGGTGATGTAGCTGCGGGTGACGTACTACAAAATGCCCAGATTGAAAATTATTTGCGCGGTAATTCCAGTAAAGCGGGAATGGATGTGCAGCATGCACTTTATTACCCCGAGAAAAAGCTAGTTTTCTTCACATTCCGCAGTGCTTATTACACATACAATGACTCACTTCTTGTTATTGATGTGAATAAAACCAACATGCCACGCATTACTTTCTGGCGTAAAGGAAGGCCGCAGTGCCTCGCTTTGCGAAAGGACGCAACTAATATCAAGCGGCCTATGTATGGAAGCACTGACGGTCGTGTGTATTTGATGGATAAGGAAGACCGGAATGAAGGAGGCACTGCAATTAAAGCTGAATTTCAAACTGCGCAGATGGATTTTAGGCAATTAAACGGAGCATTCGCAAATAAGAATAAGTTATTTGATTGGCTTGCAGTCACTTACGTACCTACCGGAGACTTTCGCTTACTTTGCGACTGGTTCATTGATGGGAAATACATCGACACGGTTGAGTTTCCATTAGTCCAGTATCTTAAGCCAAAATTAAACACGCTTCACCTTAATCAGGACAGATTGGCGCAGCCAAATACAGAGACGGCGACGCAAAAATTAAGCGGGTCTGGTCGAGTAATCAGCTTCAGATTCCGCAACGAGGGCTTGAATGAAAATTTCCAAGTCTGTAGTATTACAGTAGGGTTTAGAGAATCGGGTGAGAAAGCACAGAAGACTGAATAAGTCGGGGGAATAACTATGAGTGGTGCAACGTTTGGACGTTTAAAAAATTGGGGCGATGAGGTTCTTACTAACGAGGACCTTAATGATGAAATTGATAATATTTTAGAGAATTTTATGCCGCAAGGTATGGATGATTACTCGGTGAATGCCGCTCAGATGAAGCTGCAAACTTCACCGGGTACGCTCGGTAATGAATCACTAGCAGTTAGCACTGCGGGCGAACTAGAGCGCTTGCGCTACGTTATTTCACGGGTCATTTTCGGCGAAGACGTTGCTACTAAGTACTGGTATGAAGAAGGGCCAAGTTCCATTCAAGGGCTTTTTGAAGCCTTTCAGGACTCGCAAATTTCTGCGCTTAGCTCAAGCCGCATCGTTAGCGGTCGTTCATCAGCACAGTCGTCTAAAATTATGGCGCTTATTCCGGTGGGAAATCAGCCGAGAGTATTACTTGGCGGACAGGCTACGCCTTTTGTTTACATCGTTGAAGGGCAAGAAACTACAATCAGTACTAACTTATCACTTGATCTTGCTGTCGGACCCAGCTCGCAGCATACAGCGCGCGCACTTTACACACAGAGCGGTCAGTATGATATTACCTCAGATGATGAACAGATTAAGTTCCTCGGTGAATACGACAGCGTTCTTAATTTAGGAACTTTAGGAACTAATGTGACTGCGAAAGCGGGTCAGTTCGTCGCATTTAAAACGGCAAGCACTGATGAAATCATTATGGGCTTCTTACGCGTACGCGCGAATGTGGGCACGGGAACGTCAACGCATGAATTAGTGCACTGTCGTCGCGGCGCTTTCTTCGATAACTTAGATTTCAACTTAGAACGCGAATACTTCGCTTCTAATGAGTTACTGACTTTACTTAATTTGCATTACGTCTTTGCAAAGCAGGATGGCACTTTAACTTCAACGACTGTTATCCGGCAGGCGGGCGAACAGGAACCTGCTGGTGCATCCGCAGGCGATTACTGGTTTGATACAGCTAACCGCGTGTGGAAGAAGTACTCCGGAACTGTTTGGGATCCGGCACTTGCAATGCTAATCGGCTACGCCGTTACGGATGCTACTAATTGTATTGCTGCCCGAACACTAGACGTTGAAGCTGCACAGCAGGCGCAAAATACAATCCGTATTCAGCAGAACGCAAGTACTACACAAATTTTCTCTGAAGGAAATTGCGAAGTTATTTATGTAAATGGGCGCAAGAATGCATTTCAGGAATCGCCGATAGTTTGGGATCCGGCTACAGACATGGCCTATGATACGACATTCACGGCATCTCGCACTTACTTCCTTTACATTACGGAAGAAGGCGGGCATGTGATTTCTGCCCGCGCTCCACATGACAGACTTAATGATTTACTCGGCTGGTATCACCCGGCGGAAATGTGGCGTTGCGTAGGTCAGTTCTATGCGAATGCAGCTTCAGAAGTTTGTGCTCCACTTTCATTCGAAGGCAGTTCTAGTGAACCGCGCTTTGCAATCACGCAGCAATACACCACGTCTTCTTCTAGTAACGTAGTAATGATGCACGCCCCGCCTTCTAGAGCATTCAAAGTTGGAAGCGGTGCTGTCGGCACAGGTAAGCCGATCGGCGAGCGAAATTTGCGCGTTCCGGGCTTACTCCGCTTGAATTTTAATTCTGGCGCAGCTTGCGGACGTACGCTGAAAGCTCCCGGTATTACCGGCGCTGCCGCTCAGCCATTACTAACACTTTCTCTTATTAACAGTCCGGATTGCGGGCCGTTACTAGGCGTTAGCTTAGTTCCGGATTACAACTACGACCGCCTAAGGCAGGCGTCTGAGACGACGACAATCAGCCAAGCTATTTTTGCGAAAATCACTTCAACTAATACGATTATTGGACGTAAAATTCCGGTGGCCGTACTTAGCGGCGGCGCTGCCTCTGCATTCTGGGACGAAGCATTTAGCATTACACCGCTTCCGCCGGAAGGTGGCTTAGCTGCACTCAGTGCGATTGAAGGTGAGAATGCAGCTGCGGGCGGCGCACTTTGGGCGCTCGTATCAAGCATGTACACTATAGCAAGCGGTACGAATTTAATTTATTACTCAATGGCAAATAATAGCATCACACTGCCAGCGGGATTATATGAGTGCAAAGTTGAGGGTATGTATGACAATGTCGGTCCGATAGTTTATTGCATAGCTGCTTCACTGGGCATTGCTAATGGGAATGATACAACGACACCGGCGGCGACGACCGGAATCACGTTCCCGCTATCCGGCCTTTCGCAATTCCCACCGCACGATAACCTTACTAATATCGGATCAGGCTTCGGCCAGACATTGTGGGATTGCGCCTTCATCTGCCCGTCGATATTTTTTCAGCTCACACAAAGTCAGCAAATCTTTGTTAATACGAGAGCGCTTATTCCAGGCACTGACTCCATCGGCGCTAAATTTTCAATCAGAGCGCGATTCCAGCGCTTGAATAGAATAGGAAGTTAAGTATGAGTAACTTGCCAGAAACTCAAAAAGCTGAGAACCGCGAGAAAATTGAAAAACTCGCGGAAGCTCTTAAGGCGCTGCCAGATGAATGCAAAGTAGCAATGGATACGATGCATTTATTTACTGACGGAATGTATGCGCGCACGGTGCTGATGAAAGCGGGTGAACTTATTGTCGGAAAGATCCACAATAAGGAACACATTGTAGTAATCAGTGCGGGGCGTGCAAAAGTATTCGCTGAAGAAATTGGTGAGGCAGTGGAACTCAGAGCGCCTTCAATATTCATCAGTCCGCCCGGATCACGCCGCACTCTTTTAATTGAGGAGGACATGGTCTGGACCACGATACACTCGACTCCGGAGCGGGACTTAGTTAAACTAGAAGCTGAATTAATAGCGAAGACGCATGAGGAAGTTAAGCCGCACGTAAGCACTGCGGAAGTACGATTTGATAAGCAAACTTTTACGAATGAAGCGCCCGCTTTGGCGCAGGGGGAATTATGAGTTGGGGAGTTGTAGCAGTTGGCGGAACTATGGTTGCAGGTCAGTATATGGCACAGCAAGGCGCTAATCGCGCTGCGAATGCTGCGGGAAACGCAGCTAATGCGCAACTTGAAGAAGCAAGAAGACAGTCACAGCGTGCGGAGCAATTAGGTGCCGACCTTCAAACACAAGTTAGAGATTTGAGCGCAGCTACTCCGCAGGAATTGAGTGCATTCGAACGTTCTATTCAAAGTGCAAGTAACTTAGTCGCACGTGATAAGAAATTATTAGATTCAATTGATCCCGCACTGATGGAAGCGAGCACTCAAGCGCTTCAACTTCTACGCGGTGATGATGCTGCAGCACTCGGTCCGGTGAAAGCACAGCGTGCAATGCAAAGGCAGCAGTTACTTAGAACTTTGCGCGAACAGATGGGCCCCGGAGCTGAAACCAGTTCTGCCGGACAAAAAGCGCTTCAGCAATTTGATATGGAAACTACTTCACTAATGAACCAAGTGCAGCAAGGAACTTTGAGCATGCTATTAGGTACTGCACAAACGCAGCGAGCGCAAAGCGCACAAAGCACTGGCGCAGAAATTAATGCATTTCAGAATGCCGGAATTGGATTCGGAAATATCAGTAACAGACAGACGCAAGCTGCATTAAGCGCGGGCGTTGCAACTCTGGGAGCAGTTACCGGAACCGGACAAAGCATTGTGCAATCAGCAGGTGCGCCATTCGTAGCTGCACAGTTACAGGGTCAATCGCAGCAAGCGATGGGCAACCAGCTTACTAACGTAGGTGCAACGATGGGCATGTATGGAATGATGAACGGCGGATTCGGAAAGAAGACGGGCTAAGCAATGAGCGGTAAGAAACTTTCTTTAGCGGAAATGATGGGAAGTACAGCGGCTAAGACTGGGGAGTCTGGAAAGCTTACCCTTTCTCAGCTTCCGGAAATTTTAGGTGACGGCTGTCCGGACCTTCCAAAGAACGCTGTCGGTCGTCACCGCTTAATCCGCTCACTTCAGCAAAGGTTCGGGCCTAATTGGCGCAGCCTTCCCGGAGTAAAGGACCTCGTTAGTGAATTTGACGGTGATGTTGAACTTGAAATGCGTATCGCACGGCTTAAGAAAATTAAGTACGAACGAAAGGATAAATAATTATGCCTTCATTTGCTGAAATGATGTACCAGAGCGGAACGCAATCCGCACAGAATCAAGGCTCCGGCCTTGCTGACTCCGTTACTAAGGGAGCGCAGCTTGCATTGCAAAAAGAACAAAATGATTTAGCAGCAGTGAAATTAGCGCAGGATAAGAAAGCCTTAGGCACTGCGAAGTATGAAAAATTCGTCGAAGCTCTTGATAAAGGAGTGAAGTATGAAGGTGCTGCTAAGACAAATTATTACACAAAAATCCTTCCGCAGTATCGTGATGCTCTTGGCCTTACGGATGCGTTTCCGGACCAGACTATTGATTTCACGACTAAGACGCCGCAAAATATAGCGCGTCTTCAAACTATTATTGCGCGCACACGCGATCCGAAGGACCCGCTTACTGAAGCTGAAGCTATTGCGCTGATTAATGATCCAGTTGCATTTGCTGATGTGACTCCTGAGTTTCGTACTGAAGCTACGCAGGACCTTGCTAAAGCTGCGACTACGAAAATTAATGCGAAGGCGCAGATGGCTGCGCTTGAAGCGCAGAATATGCGTCAGGATAAAGAGATTGCATCCGCAGGACCGAAGAAAGTTGCAGAGAAAACCGCAGAAATTTACACTGCATTTCAAGCAGCGGGCGGAAGCGCAGCGATGCAAACTAATATTAAGAAACTTGAAGGTGCGATTGAGCAACTTCGCACGGGTAAGGTTAAGTTTGGAACTGCGGGTAAGAATTTGCCGTATGGTACTTCAGATGAAGTACTTGCGCGCTTTGATCCGGATGCTAAACTTTTAGTGGATGATGTGCGTGGTTCTGCGAATATGCGTGCGCTTTTAGCGGATCCGAATCCGACAGCGCAGCAAATTGCAATGATTCAAAACCGAATGATTGATCCGCGGCTAAGCAATGCTGCGAATATTAAAAAGCTGAGTGCTTCATTAAATACGATGAAAGCTGAGCTTGCTGGTAAAGAATCTGAGTTTAGAAAGCAGGGACTTATTCCTGCGCAGCCGCAACAACCGCCTGCTACGCGAGCGCCGGGACAGCAACCGCCTCCAGCACCCGTTGCACCACAGCCGACGGATTTAGATAACAGTTCATTCGCAGCGAAAGTTGCCGCGTTTGTCGGAATGGATCCGGCGAAGCAGCAGGCTATGGCACAGAAATACAATATGCCATTGAGTACTTTCTTACAAAAAATTGGAATTAAACAGGGGGCACAGTAATGCCGGGAACTCCACAACCAATTAATTCGCCATTCGGAAACCGTCCGAGCACGCTTCCTGATCAAGTACCTGCGCAAGGGGAAATGCAGGATGCTGCTGCGGCTTCGGCTAATGCCGTTGCTTCGCTTCAACCTTCGCTTAGTCAGAGTGTGAGTCCGACACCGCCTTCAGCTATGGATCCGACGCAAGTTGATCCGACATTAGCTGGGCGCAATCCGGCTTCAAACGGTGATGTGAATGCAGAAGTTGATGCATTTCTCGCGCAGAATTCACCTTCCGGCGCAGGCACTGCTGAAGTATTTCAAGAACAGCCGCTAAACGGCTTTGATAACATGCTTACTCGCTTCAAAGCGGGCCTCGCTGCAAATGATACTGAAGTTGAAAACTTACTTAAGAATAAATTTGGCGCAGAAAATGTGCGAATGAAAAACGATAAGCTTTGGTTCAAAGCGCCGGGGAAGAAGTCATTTCAACCGTTAGATCCCGCTGAATTTGAACCAATCCTTGATATTTTCGCGGATTTCAGCCGCGGAGCTGTTGAAGAAGTAGCGGCGCTCCCGGCGGAACTTGCCGGTGGTGCTTTAGGCGGTCCTGGCGGCGCATACGCGGGTCGTATCGCTTCGAGCCCTGCTCAGGTCGGCTTAGCTGATTACATCGCTGAGAAGGCCGGTGTGCCGCAAGACCCGAGCCGCAGCCGCGGAATGGAAATGGCAGTGAACAGCACGCTTGAAGCGACTATGCCATTCATCGGTAAGCGCCTTGCGCAATTAGTTCCGGGAACCGCAGCATACAAAGCGGCGAAGGAAGCCGGAGAATCGCAGCTTTCTGCGCTAAGCAAGCAGAGTCAAGCCGTTGCACAATCAGTGCAGGAATTGGCAGCTATTGGCAAAGCAGCAACCGTTGATGGAAAAATTGTGGGAGTTCCTGGCGCCCGCGTAACTATGGGCGCGCATCAGCTTAATCCGGAATCACCAGCTATTCGAAAACTTCATGACAGCGCGAAGGAATCAGTGCCGTTTCAAAATGCGATGCAAAAGCACGCAGAGGAATGGGGCGATTTATTCACTGGGACTATGCGGGAAATTCAGCAGGGAATTACTAAGGGTAAGACCATTGCGCCCGAAGCACTTAGCCGTGAAGTCGTTGATGCTGTTAGTTCTGTGCGCAAGTTAGAAGGCGAGAATATTGCTAAGTATAAAGCGCAAGCACTGAAAACGCTGGGCGATAAGCCGCAACCTATGACTTCGGAAGTGATGGAAGGTCTGAGTCAAGCTATGCAAGGCATGGGTTTCACTCCTAGTGGAGCGCCGAAATCAAACGCCGAACTTCAGAAGTTAGTCGGCCAGTTCGGTATCACTTCAATCGGTGAAGCACGCGCCGTAGCTAATAACATTAATGATGCGATGAATTCTATTACTACAAAGGGCGGCCTTAATATTAAGGACATGGATCGCTTCAGAAATAGCTTTGGTGATTTAGCGGAGCGCATGCAAGGCACTCCACTCGGAAGACAGATGGGAATGCTAGCTTCCGGCTTCCGCGAAAATTACAAACAAGTTATTGAGTCCGGCTTAACGAATGACTTTGAGAAAACTGCATTCCGCGGAGCGATGGACGACTACACAAATATTATGAAGAACGTCGGCGTTCTGCGAAACGCATTAGATGAGGATGCTTCATCACAAGCTATCGTTAAGAAGTTCTTCACGGGCGCGAATGACATTGAGAAAATGAAATCAATTAAGTCACTCAGTCCCGCGTCCTTTGATAACTTGCGCGCTGAATGGCTGAATCAGGAACTTATTAAATATAAGTCGAGAGATTCAGCTACTGGATTCGCTGCGGGCAAAATGCTTGATTCATGGGAGAAGAAGTACGGCCCTGAATTTATGAATATGGTCCTGCCGAAAGAAGAGCAGCGCACAGTTAAGAATTTTCTAAATGTGCTAGACAGGGTCGATCAGTCATTTGCACCGGGTAAGCTGAATATGTCTTCTGAGAAGGCGCTTCAAGGCGGCGGTAACGCAATCATCGGAGCGCTCTTTGATGTGAAGTTTAAAGTGATTAACGGGCTTGCTGCTTTAGCATCGCGTAAAGATGGCGGCGAGCGCGCAGCAATTAAACTTCTAAGTGAGAAGGGCATTGATAAGCTAGTTGCGAATTACCCTGGGAAGCCGGAGCAGAAAGCAATGGTTGCACAAAAGTTAAAAGATTTTGTAGCGGCTTACCGCGTAAATAAAATTATTGATTCGCCAACGGCTAAAGCTGCGATGAGAATTAATACTCGCGGAACTATCGGGAAGGATATGCAAAGTGTAGTGTCTGGAACCGGGCCGCTTAATAATGAAGAATTCGAAAACGTAGTAACAGAATAGAGGTTTAAAATGATGCACCTTACAGTATCGAGACATGCTTCCCCTGAGGAAGCGCCAAAGTACAGCTTGCCGGAATTCAAACACGCAACGCTTGATGAAGCTCACGTTGTTATGAAGGGTACAGTTGAAGGCAACCCGACTATTGATTTAATTTTCAAGGATGAGAACGGGCAGAAATACATCGTACTCATCACTGCAAATTTACTTCGCATGCTAGTACAGGCATCGAATGACATTTAGTTCCGAAGTAGCGCGCGAACAGTTTCACAAGCTTCCTACGGAAGTGCAGGTTACTTACGCGCGCTTAGAAGAATATTTAGCTAACACCGGGAAGTACCTTCAGTGCTTCGCGGTTACGTCTGATTTTAAAACAAGATTAGATGTGGTTGTTTGCATCAGTGAGAAGCTTTACAATACGCCCGCTTCCGCTGACTGACACAGTATCGAACGAACCGCCTTTTTCCATCATTCTAAAAGTTGAATCCAAGCGATTAGCGTCAAAGCCTTTCATATTCAAATTCTTTTTAAGTATGTCGATGTTCTGGTGCGGCTGCGCTTCAAACGCCCTAAAAATCGCTTGAATTAAACCGTCTTGTGATTTGGTGTCATTAGCCTTAGCTTCCCTGAAAATCGCTGGCAGCTCTTTCTCGTTCGTCTCGGCTAGCGCCAGTGCGCGCTCCCAATGCGGCAACTTCAAAATGCGGTCATCACCGCAAGCCGCTGACATCAGCATACTAATTTTCAAGACATTGGTGTTAGTTCGGACGAGGAGACTTTGCATTTTCTCTGACGGATTGCTCTGGCGTTTCTCTTCGAACTTGGGATACCACGCTTCCCATGCGGCCCCGAATTCCTGGTTTGCACTGAAAGGTCCGACCATTTTGTGGATGAGCTGAAGGTCTTCGATGAGTTTACGGCGGAATTCTTCGCGGTCCTTTGCCTGAGCCAAATTTGCTCCGCCATGTTGAAATTTCTGCGTACGCACCAACTTCTCGCGCTGAACCACATACACCAATCGCGAAGCAAAGCCGCCCATGATGTTATCGTCAGTGACAAGCTTACCAAGATAATCAAAGGTGCTTCCTGCAAGCAAATTAAGACAGACGTTTCTAAGGGTGATTTTATCATCTTTCTGCGTTGCCTTTTCCCAAAATACTGGACAGTCATAGAAGTCAGTTAAGCATGCAATGAAGTCGCCGAAAATGTTTTTCAGTGCGTTGCTCGCTTCTGACGCGAAATAATAACCTGCGCTTTGCATGATCATTTTATTGCCGTATTCGAATGGGAATTGCTCGCCCATCATACTAATGAATTTTGCTTCAGTAACCTGAGAAGGAAGCACATTCATATTACTTCCACGTTGCACTAACTCCTGAAGTAGGCCGACCCCTTTATTTAGCGCGGTACTTTTTCCGACCCCTGGAAGTGACACAAGCAAAACAAAAATGTTTGGGTAATAGCTGAATGTCTCAGACCAAGGGAGCCAGACTTTGCGCTCTAGCGCTCCGGCAAGAACAGAGAGGCCGACCCAGGTATTAAATTGCGGCGGCACGAAGGCATCGTTAGTGTATTCTTCGTAGGCTTCGAGCCAATTTTCAAAGTGACGTTTTTGCATAGCTGCTCATCTCAGATGTGATTTTTGTTTAGAACTTAAGCTTTAGTTTGCTCTGCTTGGAGTGCTTCACGCATTTCTGCTTCGCTGAAGGCGACGCCCATTGCTTCTAATTTTTCGCGTGAGCGCTTAATTAGCTCTGCTCGGTTCTCATTGAGAATTTCATGAATAGCTGCACTGATTGCCATCTTTTTCATAAAGTCAATTTGTGCGGATTCTTTTTTCACTGGAATCTGATTCGGCATCTCTGCTGGTATGTTTTGTGATTCTGGCATAATTTCCCCCAAGTTATTAGTGTGTCCGGTTTACTTAAATTTTGTCAACTCAACCCGGCCTAAGGCATCGCGGCTACGAGCTGCAATACGACAGGTTCCGGAACAGTATCGGCGCTTTGCGAAATTGTGCCATTTTTCATTATTTCGCTTGTCAAATACCTGATTGCACGTTGGACAATTTTTCGGTTTATGTGTGGCCCGCAATGCACTAGTTCGTGCGGTATTCCAAGTATGCGCTCCCGCAGCGCGGTTTTCGCGAATTGAAATTATACGCATATTTTCTAATTCGTAATTTCCTTTAGAATCAATGCGATCAATGGAAGCTTCTTCACCTGTTTTGCGAATTTCAAGCACTTGTGCCCAGTTCTGTGTAACCCAATCAACAAATTGCTTTCGAGTCACTTCAATACTTACGTGATCATAGGATGGGTGATTACGAACGCGCTCGTGCATTTTATGCCAACGATGATTTGCAAATGCTTTAGGTGTTAATGACTGCTTATTCATACTTTTTTTAATTCCCCAAGGCAGCGACCAACTTTTTGCTCTACAGGAATAACTAAACGGCCAGCTGGTAAAATAATTGTCGGGTGCCACGCATCCAAGTTATTTGAATATTTAACCAACGCTTCTACATCGTTCTTGTGGCAACTAAACGTCACTGAGTCATGCGTTTGGCAATGCAGCCAAAAGTCCAGTTTTCCGTCCTCTCGCTGCTTGCGCGCTCCATTCATCAGCGCATTCGCGATGTCTGGGACGGTGCTTTGTGGTCTGTACGCATATCCTTCACGGAACGTGTTATCATCCGGTCTCCCATAAAAATAGCGGACTCGTCCCAGAGGATTCGTGAGTTTTCGCTCACGGTAAATCGTATTTCTAATTTGAGCGTGCCATCTGCGTATTCCCGGAAAAAGTTTGTGATACGATTCGAGCACGCGTGTAGCCATCGCTTTGGTGAGTACAAGGTCCATCTCCTTTAAGCATGAATCCATGAATGTATTTGCGCCCATGTTGTAGTTAGCGCCGTGGCCTGATTTCTTACCGAGCTGACGTTCATCATGCGTAATATCAGCCATTGGTTTATTGTAAATTTCAGCAGCTACGTATCTGTGAATGTCTTCTTTGCGCTCGAGCATTCCGAGTAATGTTTCTTCGCAGGCGTCATACGCTACAAATCGAGACTCTGCCTGACTTAAATCGACTTCAACGAAAACACGGTCAGGGTCTTCCCACTCAATCATCTTTTTCACATAATCTGTCATTGTCTGAGCGTTGAACCCGCGGTCCCACGGGTCTTTCATACAGCTCATCCGCCCGGTTTCTGTACCGTGAGGATCAAGACTAAAACGAATCCGGTTATCAGAAAAAGTTCGTACACGCAGATAAGAGCTGAGAGCTTTATTAATTCCGGCAACTTCGAGTAAGTTCTTAAGGTCAGTGTCGTCAGGATGCTGCATTCGCAACTTCTTAAGACTAAGTTCATCGGCTGATTCCTTTCCGGTGCTTCGTTTCACCGTGAGTTTGAAGCCTTTATCCTTTAGCAAGCCCATCACTTGCTTAGGCGAGCGCGGATTAATTTCCTTACTCAGCGCTTTAGTAAGTGCATCAGCTTTAGTTTCATACTCGGTGATAAGTACTTTTTGCTTCTCTGGGTTGAGAGGAAAACCGCGAGTTCCCATCTCGTAAATAGCATCATAACTGCTTGCTACTAAATTTTCAAAGACCGCTGTAAGGCCTCTAGCTTCAAGGTCTCTACGCTGGCCCATTGCTCCAATGAATGTATTGCTTGTGTCTTTGCAGTTGTAATCAAGGTGCTTATTCCAGTCACGAATATCTCCCCAGTCTTTCTGCTTACCTTCTTCAGATGCGACACGACCGTCATCTTTCCAATACGGTTCCATCGTATAAATTCTGCCGACATTATCTAAGCCTTTTTCAAGTTCTGGCCAGAGGAATTTCATGCAGTTCATCGTATCGTGCCACAGGTTATTTATTCGCACGCCATAGCGGCTTAAGTACATCCGTTCATAGATTCCGTTTTGCATAATCTTTTTAGACTCTGATTCACAGAGCTTAGCGATCAGTTCCCAGAGCTTCTTATGTGCTGAGGGCGGCAAACTGTCCGGTAACATTTTAATTGCAATCGCGTCCTCTGCGGACCATGCAACACCGAATGTATTAACCATATTGCGTCCGGTTTCAATATCAATGCTGTGATGCTCTTTGTGCAGAATGCTTTCAAGTGTAGCTATGGCAATGTCTGCGCCCGGATCTAGCAGATAGCGCGAGTGCTTGCGCTCCCACGGCGAATGACTCGCATACCTAGCCGCACGCTTCAGCGCCATTTCAAAATACAGTCCTAAGTAAAATTCTTTCTTCATCTGGTCGAAATGAAATGTCGGAACTGCTTTCCTCGCAGTGAATCCCGGAAGCGTATCTAACGGACTGAGATGCCATTTCCAAATTGATTTCTTTCCGGTAGTAAATTGCAGCGCAACTTCATCAAGTGGAACTATCATTGAGTAATTTTTTTCATTCAGCCGTGCGATGCAAGATTCATAATCATAAGCCGTCGGCGCATTTGGAACCGGACTAATACTTTCAACGCAATAACGGAAAGGTTCAACACCCGCCCGCTTCATTTTCTCATCGAGGAAATGCTGGTCCCAGCCTACTAGGGTCTTACCGTCAGCGGCTGCTCCCATCCTAGGCTTATCCACTAAAATGCAAATGCTTCCATCTGTCTGATCCGCTGCGTTCACTGTGCCTTCTTCATTGTGCTGCTAAGTCGCCCTTCCACCGTGAAGAAGTATTTTTCTTCGCGTGTGATCCAAGTAACTTCGCTTAGTTTAAATTCTCTGTCTAATTTGTCGAAATATTTAATAATGCGATAACTGCTAAGGCCGATATTTTCACACACATCTATGATGTGCTGATTCTGTGCTTCGCGCCTTAGCGCTGCTAATTTGTATTTTAAATTAATATTCATAGGTTCACGCTCTGGCGTTCTTAAATTAGCCGTCGCTTCTTTTAAGTAAATTTCATAATCATTAATTAAGCTGATAATAACTGCGGTCCAAAGGCAGTGCTCCGGCGTATTCGCCGCACTATCTAAAAGGACCTGTGTCTCACCTGTCTTCAAATAAGAAGACGTTCTCATTAGTACTGTAGTTTTTAATTCAATTTCCCCGTAATTCCCCGTGCCCATACCGTACCCCCTCGAACTAAAAATGCTGCCAGACCTCCATCACTGATGCAAATGTCTTGGTAAATGCTGGACTTCAACGGCCCGGCAGCAAGTGGTTCCCAAGTTTCAAAGACAAGGGAACCGAAAACGCTTGATTAATGCTGAGCTGTAATAGCTTTCACTGACTTAACTTCATTATACTGTGGCTGATCTTTTTGCGGCGCCACGGTAATTTCTAACTCGCGGCTGTGAAGCATATTCTTATCAAAGCCTGTAGTAGGGCATGATTCGCCGTTCATTGCTGCTTTATAGAATTCTTGTAAGCGGAAAGCGCCCGGTCCGTTAATCGGAGTACGGTGAAAGATCTTACGACCGTTATTCTTCTCTTCAGCTTCGCCGAAAGTTTCCATAGTCCAGTTAACGAAGTAAGTGTCTTTCTTACCTTCCTTACCTGCCCACTTATCAATTTTTGAATCAGTGATTCTTACTTTGTAAACGCCCGGTTCAACGCTATCTTTAACGTCGCTAAAATCCGGCATTACTAATGTAGTATCTTGTCCTTGTTCCATTGTTTTCTCCTTGCACCCTTAAGTGCGGTTATTGTTTAAACTTGCGGGCAAACGCCCTTCAGTTTCGTTTTTAATTTAGACTGCTCCGCTGTCTGCTGCTTCAGCTGCTGACCCCTCAGCGACCTGTCCGCCCTGTGAAGGGTTCGCAGTTTCAACTTGAACGCCTTCGCGCATTAGCGCAGCTAAGTCTTTAGTTGTAGCTACCTGGCAGTGATATTCGTCCTGTGCTACGTGGCGAATTGCCTGAGCTTGTGACGTTGCATCCACTAATCTGTGAAGACGTGGTGTTGCTTTACTTTGTACGACGTATATTCTTGTTTGCATTTTATGCTCCTTGTTTTGTGTTTTGTCGTTAGTTGTTAAACCATTTTTCAAGACCTGTTTTCATATTCTCTAGCGCTTTCATTTGGCCGTCAGTGATGCGATGAACTGTGAGTACGCTGTGCATTATTGCTTCAGCTTTCTCGCCCACTGATTCGCCATAATTTGCACCCGCAATCGGCAAGTCACAGATTAAGTTGTCAATTTCATCTGCAAGTACTCTAGCTGCGTGAACTCGCTGCTTCATATTCAGTGTGTCCGTTTCACTGAAATCCGGAACTATTATTTGCGTTGGCTTGCTCATAGGTACTTACTCAATTCTGCGTAGCTCAATGGCATTGGACTCGGTAACTTTGGCAACTGACTGCGGCAGTTATAACGTGAATCAGATTTCGTCTGTGCGTAATGCACTCCTTTGTCATCGGTGAATGCGCGCCAAACTTCTTTGAAATAAATTGGAAGTTCTTTTGCGAAGCTGCCGTCCATAAGTGGGCCGCGGATAATTTCACCCGTCTGTTCGTCTTTGTCTGTGCTGATGTGGCCGAGCATAACTACGTTGCACTGAAGGCTTAGCAGGCCCGGAATCAGTTTTGCGAATTCGCGCTTAAGGATTCCGTAATCTTGAAGGCCGGGCTGATTTCCCTGCGCTGTCGTGTTTCTTTTAATGCCCGGATTAGTAAGCAGGATGTGGTTCAACGTCAGACTTGAAAATGTAGTGATTGAATCAAGTACTAGGGTCTTAAACGGAAGTGCGCCGGATTTCTGCGCCGGAATTAATTCAGTCGCAATAATTTTATTAAGTTCAGCGATTGGATTCATAGTCGGGTTCATCATTAGTTGCTGCTGAAGCTGCCTTACATCAATCTTACTTAAACGTTCTTTATCGGCTTTGTAGAATTCAGCGGCGGAATCAACCTTTCCGTCGAAATCCAAGTACAGGATTGGACCTGGAAATCCTGCGGCGAAGCAAGTCTTTCCGGCTCCGGAGTTTCCGAAGAGTAGAATTTTAAGATTAGATTCGGTTTTAATATCACTAAGTGCTGGCATAGGTCTCCCTTGTTATTTGTTTTCATTATTTTATTTAGGTTGTTTTCCGTCGGTGAATTTGGCGCTGATTAAATGCTCGCGCAACTGCTCAGGTGAGCTGCAAACTTGAAGGAAAGAGCAGCCGCCCCATTGCGCACAAGCATCAACGGTGCCTAGCGGCCATTTTCCGGTCGCTTCCCAGCGCAAATAATTATTCACTGCTTCAAGTACTGAGTCTTTGAATTCTTCAATGTCAAAGTCACTGCGTGTGGTTACTTGGCGTGTGAAGTGTGGGCCGCTGCCTCTAGCAGTCACTGGTCTTGATTTTACTTGCAGTGCGTTTACTAGGAATTCAGTTGCGGTTAAGCCAAGCACTTTTTGTGTGAGCAGTACGTATCCGGTGTATTGGTGATTCGGTTTAAGGCGATTGAAAAAGTCATGGCCGACCTGACTGGTTGTTTTATGATCGGAAGGAAGCACTCGCTGATCCGCTAAGTTTTTAAGTACTACGTCAATGGTTCCGAATAGAATAATGCGGAGAGCGCCGTCGTCGTGAATTAAAAGTTCGCCCGTGCGCTCAGTCACTGGGCCGTTCGCATCACAGTAAACTTCGTACGGGTCATGAATGTAAGTTTTAAAATATTCTTGAAGGATCCAAATTCCGTTAGTGATGCTGCGCTTATCTGTGTCGGGCAAAGCGGCTAAGGGCTGTGCTGCCTCGACGAAAGCACTGATTGCTTTATAAAGGAAGTGCTCGGGTTCGGGCGCTGGCTTTCCGAAGGCCATCATATCGGAATATTCTTTGAATTTCGCCGGAATATCACGCTTTGCGTACGGATGCGAGTAAAATACTTCGAGTGCTTTATGAATGGCAGACCCAAATATTAATGCGGGACTTTCGCTAATTGAGCGCAATTTCCGGTGTAACACATAGTATGACTTTCGCGGACAGCTGAGAATCAGGCTTAAACTCGAGCTATTTATCCGTACGGTCGTGACCGTGCCCTCACGTGTAACCGTAAGCATCTCTTTGATATTTTCACGTTCTATAACTGGAATGACTTCAGAAAAATCCGGTGTAACTACGAAAGACGAATCACTCACCCTATGCCCCCATTTGCATTCTTAAGCGAACTTAATCATTTACCAAGAAGCTAAAAACTAAATTTGCTTTTGAAAAAGTTCAACGATAAAATTTGAAAAAGTTATAACGCTTAACTACAGTATGGAGCAGCATGATGGATCAAGTTTTAAGCACGCCGGACAGCAAGCCTAAGGGAAGACACACACTTTCTTATTTAGGTTTAGCGGGCGGGGTCGCCAGTGCAATGGTAATGTTGCAGCCAGTTAAGGACTTCTTTTATACCCGCGAAGAAGGTCGTTCCGTTGAACACCGGATGGAAAAAGTTGAAAACGCACTGATTGATATGAATAAGAATTTTAATGAAAGCCAAAGCAAAAATGCTGACAGGCTGATGCAAGCACTAGCAGAACAGGACCGTAGAAATGATGCAAGGTTCACATCACTTGAAAACTCCCTGAATAGAAATATAGAATTATTGCTCCGGAGAGAGTCAATAAATAACAACCAAAACAAAAGGGGTAACTGATGAAAGAGTTAATTAAAAAAGAGGGTCCGATTGGCGGCGACGGCGGAATGTACTCAGCCGCAGCAGTGCTTGAGAATAAAGCGCTAAAGGTGAAAGTTGAAGCTTCGTATCCGCTTGAGAAAGTGATTCAACCAGTTACTAAAGTGGTTGATGACATGCTTGATAAATTGGAATCTGCAATTCCAGGTGATTGGGATAAAAAGATCATCGAAGGTTTGAAAGCCGATTACAAAGCGAAGCTTGTTGAATTAATGGGCGCAGAGTAATTTGTGGCTAAACTCGAAGCACCGAAAAACGGTTGGGTTTTATTTTTAAAATCCGTCGTTGATAAGGCTGATGAGTTAGGTGAAGGGGCTGCATACGCATTTGCGACTGCGGCCCTTCCTTGGCTTGGTGCACCTATTATCGGATGGCTCTTTAAACTTCTTATTAGTTTTTTGATGAGTAGGATTGGCCGTGGAATTTTCAATCTTGGTGCGAAGAAAATTATCTTTGTGCAAGGTGAAGTTAAGTCTGGGAATGTAATTGACGACAACAAAGAACTTAAAAAATCACGGGAGACTAAGAATGAAAATCCAGAATTGCACGCCGAGAAACTTGAGAAAATGCGCGACTCTGTTGATGACTTTATTCATCGGGGTAAGCGTCCTTAGTGCATGTGGCACCGTTACTATCAGAGACAAAGAAATTTATGCTGACCTTGGCGAAGACGGCGCTCGTAAACAGTGCACACTTACTGAATGTGGAGAAAATTTTGATAAGAAAACTTGGGATGAAATTAGGACTAATTCTAATGAAGTTTTCTTTTGCACTGACACTACAGACATGAAACAATTTTTAATTGAGATTGAGTCACTTTGTACTATGGATAGTGGAAGTTCTTCGCCGCGTTGTGATTATGAGACGAAACAAAAAGTTGATTCAGCGGTTCGCGCTGGACGTGAATTACTTAAATACTCGACACTTATTAAAACCAAGCAGCAAAAACAGAAAGCGAGAACTGAATAATGAAGGACTTTATTAATAAGCTTATAGCTTGGTTTAAAGGGCTGTTTGGTAAGCACGAGACGACGAAGGTGATTGATATTATACCGCCGCCAATTCCTCGCTTACCGGGAACTGAATTTACTAAAGCTGCGGCAGCTAAGATATTCGAAGAGCGCTGTGCCAAAGGGGAAAGTGTCGCTAACATTAAGGACATTCGTGAACCGTTTGCTGGGCCGCCCGCAAACTTCGATATTAACGGACTGTGGGCCAGTTGCGCCGCCGGAGTTTTCTGGGCATGGCGTAAGGCAGGACTTGACGTGCCCGTCGCAATTCCGGGGAGCTGGGCAACTTACGCCTACGTCCCAGAAATTGTTATCTGGGCAAAGCGCAAAGGATTCTATCAGCGAAACTACAAAGGATACGTTCCCCCAGTCGGTGCTGCTGCTATCTTTGAATGGAACCGAACTTCTTATGAAGCTACGGACTTTGAAGGCGATGAAAATCACATCGGACTCACACGCGCCGGAGCAGACGGAAGCACAGTGCAAAAAGGATTAGTGCTGACTTCAGAAGCGAATGTCGGCGGAAAACTTGGGTGCTTCGCAAGGAACCCAGTTAATATCGTCGGTTATGTTATTATTCCAGACCGTTACTCATTCGAAATTGCTTCGCAGCCTGTGCCGCCCGCTACGCCACAAGCGCAGGACGTGGTTCATGCGAAAGCGGATCTTAGCCGTGGCTTAGCGTTGGTTAAAGAATTTGAGGGCTGTCGTTTGACTGCTTATCCAGATCCGGGAACGGGCGGTGATCCGTGGACGATTGGCTGGGGGCATACTGGCTCTGACGTTTATCCTGGACTTACAATTACGCAAGCACGTGCGGATGAATTGTTTGAAAAGGATATGCAGAAATTCATAGACGGCGTTAAGCGCTTAGTTGTTGTTCCTATGACTAATGGGCAATTCGGCGCTTTAGTAAGTTTCGCTTATAACTGCGGACTTGGCGCGCTAGGTTCCTCATCACTGCTTAAGTACTTTAATCAGAAGCAAATTCAAGCGGCTGCGGATGAATTTCCTAAGTGGAATAAAGCTGCCGGGAAAGTTATGCCGGGGCTTACGCGCAGAAGAAAAGCTGAGCGGGAATTGTTCCTAAGCTAAGCAGCTGAGGCTAAGACGTTAAAAAAGAAAGGGAAATTTTTATGTTTACTTGGATTAGAGAAACTAAAGTAGAAAATGGTTCTGTCGGTGAGTACTGGATTTTAGGTGACATTACTGTGAATCCGAATAATGGAAATGCGACAGTGCCGTGTGAGCTTTATCTTTCACAGGAAGAGTATGAAGCGGGTGCTACGCCGCTGAAGAGCGAGACGTTTCATATTAATGTGATGAGTCTTGCGCAGAACGGAGCGCTGGGAAATGCAGTTGTCGCGCTTATTCAGGCGAAACAGGACGCATAGCGCTCGTTAATAAGTCAGAGGGCAAGAAGGCGGATGGGCTAAATGTCATCCATTCGCCTTTGTTGTCGAATACCGCTACGCGAAGTCCGACGGGTACGTAAACTAAATTTCCGTAATAAATTTTCCCGTTAGTTAAGCGACCGTCATCGGTTGAAGTGGTAGCTATGAATTTCATAATTTACTCCAATCAACACTCAGTGCTGTTTTACTTTGCTGAAGCCAAGCGTCCTTCCAGGATTTCTCGATGAAGTTTAAGAATTTAGCGTAGTTTGTACGTTCGGTTATTTTAAGATTGTAGCGGTATTCAAAGACAGGTTTTATTACGTGAAGGTCTCCGGCATTGCGGTAAGTGATTACAAGTTCGAACGCTTCGCTTCGGAATATTAAATTCATTGCCCAGTTACAATCGCTAATTTTAATGCGAGTGTCGTAGAGCCGCTGAATATTTTGTACGTTCCGTTCAAAGCGTTTGCCTTTCGCAGCGACCCGGTACTGAAGGTTATAATCCGCACGCGCTTGATAGCAGACTTTGCAGCGGCAACCACGGCTGTAATTAGTTATGTCGTGCGGGTACTTGTTGTATTTTGGAAAGTCATGGTTTTTCTCTGGTTGCTGTTCCATTGCTTATGCCTGACCTTTTGGTGTCTCGTTCTTCTCAGCTAAGTATCCCGCAAATAAGATGCAATAATTCGCAAGATCAAGCAGTGAATCAGTTACTGATTCGTCCTTCACTTTTAATTCGCCTTTGCTCACATAGCTACCGATGCGGCTGAATTTGTCCGACATGCGAGTAAGAAATCCGACGGCTACAACGTCTGCGCCGATGTTTTCTACTAAGCCGCCGATTTGACGGAAGTTTTTGAATGGGTCGTCGCCGGAGCCCGCATAATCATGGTTCTTCATTTCTGTAATGCGGACCATTTCTTCGCAGACTTTTTTGTGAAATTCTAAATATTGCTTTCGTGTCATTTTGTCTCCCGTTTAAATGTTGCAAGAAATGTTTCAACGTGCGGTGCTACTTCATTCATTGCTTTAATGAAAGCGCGAACCCTTGGGTCCGGATTTTCTGGCGCTGGAACTTCAGTCGCTACGTGTCTTCCTTCAATCGGTTCGATCATGTGCTCGGGAATGACGAGGATGTGCGTTGATCTTGGATTTCTGTTTAACGCATTAGTTGTCGAAAAGACCCAGTTTCCACTCGGACCTTCCTGTCCCCAAAGTTCAAGTAATTTCATTGCGTCTCCCTTCCCTGATTCGGTTTAAGTGCATCGATTCTTGCCTGTTTCTTCATTCCTTTTTCAATAGCTTCCTCATGTAGCCAGTGCCCGACGATTATAGTGAGTTTCCAAACGTGGGCCATGGTTACGCACAGGCCGAGGCCGAGAATTAAAACCATGAATGATAGGAATAGTTCTACGTTATTCACATGCGCTCCGTTCCGATAAATTTAGAGCGCCAAGCATCCGCTCGTTCCTTACTTCCCCACGCAGTACGCGGCACATTATTGTAGAAGTATGAAACGATATTAGGTAAGTAGCGCAAGTTATTGTGATCCGCGCGACCGACGGCTTCAGTTAAATTATTTTCAATTACTGCCATAAGAAAGCTTCCCGGATCAATGCCGTGCTTAAGCCAGCGTTCTAATCCGCCTTCAAGACCTTCGGGTAAAAATGCTTCCATAACTTACTCCTTACTGCTTAGGGACTCACATCATCGTCATCGCTGCCAATTTCATCATCGGCCCATCGGAATAAAACCCAGACAATAACTGATCCCACAATTAGTGTTACACCGTATTCCCACATCTGATGCACCATGCGTGAAGCACTGTCAAACATATTAACTCCTAAGTGATGCGTAGTATTCTTTTTTCAATTCTTGGTAGAGCGAGCGCGGATCTGCTTCGTGCAGCTCGAGGCACTGCGTTTTCTCATACATCACACGTCCTGCAATGCGTTTCTCTTTCTTACCTTCAAGCCAAGTATAACGACGTGGCATACTCGGATGATAATTACTCTCCCGGCGCAAGCGCTTTGCTGTTTTTACGTTCATCACCTATCTCCTTTATTAATCGTTCTTTGTGATAATCTTTAAGTAATACAAGGGCGCAGCAGACTGCATTTCTTTCTTGGGTTAGAAAGTTAACGTGCTGCGGGCGGCTGGTCGCATCCGCTTTAATTTTTCCCTCTAAATAAGTCACTCGGTCTTCAAGGCGTTCTATGTAATTAAAAATTTGTCTTCGAGTTAGTAAATCTATATTCATAGAGTGCTTCACCTTAGTTTTGTGGGTCCCATTCTCTTACGTAGCGTTCTACGTCTTGTGCGCTCAGTGCCCGGCCTATCGCGGCAGTCCAGCGTTCGCAGTTATCCGAGAATAACAGGTCTAAGCACTTAAGGTCCTTCATATAACAGTGCTTGCCGAAGTCAAAGCCGATAATCATGTGCGTGTTACTTTGACAGTGAATGCAGCCTAGTTCTTCTTTAGTCAGCGTTACTGCTTCATGAACGCCTTTACGTCTGCGCGGCTCACGGTGCCACGGCGCTGCCACATTATATCCATAAACAATAGGTACGTCAGTGTAAGCGGCGAGGTGAAGCAAACCGTTATCAAGGCCGATTACTGCAGCAGCATTTTTCATAATTGAAGCGGCCTGCATGAGTGATGTACGGTCGCGCCAGTCTTCAACGCCTTCTAACGGTACTTCACCGTCGGTGCTTGAGGTGAGGCGGCGTCCTTTATCTAAAACGGTTTCACGCTGACCTAATAGCACTGGCGTAAGTCCGCGAGCTTTTAAGTAAGTGAGAATGGGCCGCCACGCTTCACCGCGCACTCTGCGGGGCGCTTGAATTGCCTGCGGCGTAATCACTGCATACGTCTTTGGTTTTAATTTAAAACTGCTCGGACGGTACGCTGTTAGCGTTAGTGGATCGAGTACCGGCATGTAATTCCATTCAGCGGGCGGCGGACACTCACCGGCGAAGTAAGCGAAGCCGCAATCTAATAAGTGCGAGCCCGTCGCATTCACCGCAATAGTTTCTTTAAAAAATGGACCTTTAGCTGGAATGTCTACGAAAGGGTCTTGCGCATTAACTCTACGATCAAATTCTTCATAGCTCATGATGTCCCAGTGCGGAAATTCCGCTGTGGGCGCACCGAAGAATTGCTGCAGTAATTCGTGAAAGAATGTAGGTGCGACTACCGTGCCATAGACCCATGGTTTTGTTTTAGCTACGTAACGGAGAGCCGGGAGCCAGCAAAGGTAATCACCCATGCCGCCGTTAAGTAAGCCGAATATAAGGCGCATCGGTTCTATGCTGACTTCGGGGCGAAAGCCGTGAGCTGGGCCGGGATTTATCGGTGCAACGCCAGGAATTTGTTTGTGTTTGAAGAACCAGCCGCTTGCATCTGCTGCTTCCACTGGTGTTATTACTGCTTCTGTTTCATTGCTTGGCATTAGTTGCGCTCCATAGTTTTAATTTTAATTCCATTCTTCTTGCGTAATCTTGCGGTGTAGTTTCTTGCCCGGTCTGCTTTGAATTGCACTTTCTTTCCATTGATAATTCTGAAATCTAAACGATGAACTAGGCCGCAATCACAGCAGCCCATGAGATAGCCTTTCATTACTGGTTGCACCCATACGTTAGGCTTTTGCACTGGAAATCTTTTGTGCTTCATTCGCCCCGCCAAGCTTTGCCCATTAAATTGAGGAAGCAGTAACAGACGGCGAGAAATAAAACTCCGCCAGCGAGCCAAAGTCCTGCGTAGCAAATTATGGTTATGAATCCGGCGAAGGCCATTTCTAAAGTCATTGTGCTTCCAAGTTCTGTTATGTGTTGGTGTATTCATCCAATTTTTCAAGTAACTTTACAGTCGGCTTATTAAGCTCCAATGTCATCTCTGCGGCATCGAGGTCAACTAAAATTGCCTCAGCTTCTTTGAAAGTTAATGTGATTTGTACCTTGTCGTGTAAGTCTTCTACCTTCATTGCAATTCCTCCAAGTTTTTATAAAAGTTAAGGACCTCGCGGTCTGCAAAGATACTGCGAGCGTTCCAGTTTTCAATAAATAAGCCTTCGGCTGAGCGGCAACGGCTGAGTGCAACGTATGCCTGACCCGGTTCCCACAGCTTACTGATGTCCGTTAGCATTCGGTCTACTGTCATTCCTTGTGATTTATGAATAGTGCTTGCCCACGCCAGTGTCAGTGGGAAATTTCGCGCAGTGAGTACAGGGTCTCCATCCTTGTCAAAGTAAGTGAAGGTTTGCTTTCGCACAGTCACGGTCTCACCCGTGCGTTCCACCTTAACCATGATCCAAGAAAAATCCTCTGAGTGGTTTGTTATCGCACCCAGCGATCCATTAACCCAGCGCCCCTTATCATCATTACTGCGGAACATAACTAGTGCGTCTAACTTAAATTGAAAGCGCGCACTGATTGGAAAGTCTTTGCCGTGCTTTCTCACTGTGTCTTCGCATACTGGCTGACCGGGCATTTGCTCCGGCGTGCTGTACTTCGTTTCAACTGTTTGCAGTGGGTGTGGTAATTGCACTAGCATATCAAGGTTATATTTTTCTGTGTCCGCTCTGTGACTGAATAAGCGCAGGATATTTGCGGTCTTCCGTTTCACTTTCAGCGCATCTAACCATTGCATCGTAGGAATATCTAAGTTCCCGGTTCTAATTTTATTAAGCACTGTTAGGAATTCTGGTTCATCGGTTCGCATTACTTTTTTTAGTACTACGGGAATGAAATTTGAGTCCGCCCATACTTGATGCTTAAATGCCCACTCGCGTTCTTTACTGAATTTATTTACTGGCGGTAGCTGACTGAAATCGCCCACTGCAATTACGCGAAGGCCGCCCCACGGAACTTCCGGATCTAAGCCTTCGGCTACATTTAAGTTATAGCGTGCACGGCGTGCAATTTCTTCTGCGCATGCGAGCACAGGACCGCTGATCATACTGATTTCATCAATGACTATAGTGTGTGCTTTGCAGACCCTGCGGATAAGAAAGCCGGAATTTAAAGCTTTCTCAACTGTGAGGCGCGGACCGCCTTCCATAATACCGAGGCCGAAGAAGCCGTGGAATGTGCGGCCTCCAATGAGAATAGCAGCTGCGCCCGTACTGGCAAGAATTGGAATGTCCGAACGACCCGCAAGCCATTGGCGCAGTACGTAGGACTTTCCACTTCCGGCAGCTCCCGTCAGAAATACATTTCTGTCTCCGGCGAGAGTGCCTAGGGCGTTTTGCTGTTCATCATTTAGGTTATCCATAGCTCTTCGACCTCGTTATTAATTAATTTATTTTTTTCCAACCAAGTGCTTTCGCAGCGTTGTGCGATTCAAACGTCACTCTGTGATCTTTACCTGTGCGAAGTGTTGCACTGAGTACGAAGACGCGCTCCACTTTGTCCGCCTTCTTTACGTGAATCCATTCATAACCGCCCACATAAGTGCGGCCTTTCATTCTCTTATTCTTCGGATATTTCCATTTGCTTAGTGGATGTCCCACGATGTTTCCCCTTGTTGCTGTTTTGTTTCTAGTTTCTGCCTAAAATGGCACCTGTTTTATATTCGCGTATATCTCTTCTGCTTCCATCTTACTGTTTGCTATTAGGAAGTCCTTGGCTTTGAACGCATTCCATAGTTCAGAAAAAAGAATGCCTTGTTCTGCGCATAGCGCATCAAGTTCCGCTCTGAGCACATAGGCGAAGGGTCTACTCTTTTTATTCCAGCGAATGCTGAGCGCACCCTTTTTAGTTCGAGATAGAGTGATGCCCTGTGCAGCGCCCTTTGCTTTCGCAGGCTTACTACCCTTCTGTCGTAACTCATACATTCCGCTGACATAACTGTGATACTCCTCGTCTGTATATTCAGAGACGTGCTTCGGTGCTATTAATGGAACGAACTTAGTGCTTCCCATCATCTTTGAACTTTCCTTTGCCCATTTTATCTCTGCGTTGAAGCGCGGCTTCCTGCTCTTTCAAATATTTAATTTGCAACTTGCAGGTGCTTCGCACATTTTTCATGAAGTCCTCAAGGCGTTCGTCTAACTTAGCGTGTCCGTAAACAACTTCATCTGCGAACTTTGTAGCTAGGATGTATCCGCAGGCTACTGTGAGTTTGTGCATATTTAAGTTAATGCGAGTGTCATCGCCTTTGCCGCTTTCTATCGTCTGCTTTAGTAGGTGTTCGCCGAGTTCACGCCCTTCAGCTGCGGCCTGATCTGCCATGTCCTTAGTAACACCAGCGCCCGGCCTTGCCGGAATAATCGAATCACTCATTTCATACCTCACGTACTTTAATTGGTTTAACAAACTTCTTTATTATCTTTTTGGCCAAGGCCTGAATGACTGCGCCATTCGCATCTTTTTCTTCCGCGTAGAATGCGCCGCTGTTTTGCCCGGGTAAGAGAAAGCCGTCAATCCAGACTTCGGCTTTGAGTGCGGGCCGCCCGTCCCGGATCCATTGCACTTCGTCCTCGCGCTTTGGTAATCCGAATACTTCGCGAAGGTAGGCGTCATGGCTGAGTCTGCGCCGGTTACGCCGTTGCTCATCAATGCAGCTGAGGACAAGGTCACTGACTCGGATAACATGGCCTTTGCTGGCGGGCTTACGCTTACGCGATTTGAGCACTCGCTCTTTTGCAGGCTTCGCACTACGCTTACTCATTAGTGCATTCCCGCGTTTGGATCTTTCGGCGGCGTTCCATCTGCCACAGTTAATTTCCCCTTAGTGAATGCAAGTTTAAAAATGTGTTCGATTGCATCCATAATACTGACAATTTCCTCATGCGTATCACCGCCAATGTCCATAGTACTGAAATAAATCACCTGCTCATCACCGATGTGAATTTCAATCAGTGGGCGAAGCTTAGTGCGCTGCTTACCTGTGCGCTTATGCGTTTCAATCTGTTCCTGATATGCGAATACAATTCCAGCATTTGGTTTCATGGGATTTGATTCCATAGGCTTAAAACCCACTGCGCATTTTAGGTCTGCGCTTCCCATAGAATGCAATAGCTGCACCTGTGAGGTCCTTGAATGCGGCCTGTGCTACTAATTCATTCGTATCCTTAAGGGTATTCACCTGAGAGATAAGAGTGAGCTGCTGAAGCGTCTCGTTCCAATAAATGTGAACGGCAGCAGAGCCTTGATATTTAAAATCAGTGCCCGGGTGTGGATTCAGTCCCTCGCCTATTTCATTCAGTTGTGAGTTAGCTCGTTTGACGCCCTCGCCTTTGTTAGTCTCACGTGTGATTGTCGCATCTCGGTTCAGCGATTGATGAAATTTCTTACTCTGTGCCTCAGTACTCATGGTGCCCCCCGCATTAGTGAAGCACCAACTTATTTAATCAGTGTAACATTTGTCAAATTAAAGTGAGGAACCGCATAAGAAATGATGAACCTTGCGCTTTAGCGCATGAGCGCACAAAGGCCGAATACGGTGAAATAACCTACAGATAACCAGTGGTTGAGCACTGTGTGTGGAAAGGGCAGGGCCGTGTTGAAGCCATGCACCATTATGAGACAGACGGTTAGGGTAAGGAAAATTAAAGTGAGGCACCATAGGCCGATTAGTTCCATAGGTTTCATTAGAAGTCCCCTTTCATACGTCTCACAGTTAGTGTGACCTCATCACGCCCCAATTTTATTTTCAGTGCCTCGTCTACAAAACTGCCATAGTCATTAATCGCATAATTATTAACTTCGACGTTCGGACTGCTTAGCAATTCAATGGCACGGGCTATTAGCGTGTGTGCTATGCGCGTGTGCGAATCAGTGAATGAAGACGGCACTACTAGCGCATTTTTTTCGGCTGCTAGCGCATTCAGATCTATTAATTCATTTTCATCACTCGATCTTGAATCATTCATAACAGGCCCCTTTCACGTTGCTCTGCTTCGTTTAAGTACTTGTATCCTTGCTCTATGGCGTTGCACCCGGGACAGACGGTCAAGCCTTCGTCCCCTGCGAATACTTCGCGTGCATCTGGACTCTCACACCCTGCGCATACGCGCAAGTCCTCTGTTTCATTTTCTGCTTCAGTCTTGTCCATAACGTAGCACCCATTCTGCCTGCGTACTCTCATCAAAGTACTTGTTAACTTCGGTCTCCAGTGCCTCACTAAGCAACTGGTCCGCTGATTCAGTAGCGGTCGTATATTCGGTCGCCTCTGGTCCCCATACTACGAAGTCTACGAGCACTGGTGCATCACCGCTGCGCTTATTATATTGAATGTCAAAGGCCCCTGCGTACTCACGTCCATTCACAACGGCATCAAAGGTTGTCTTGCGCAGGTTAACCTTGCAGGATTCAATGTCGAACGCGCCGAGGTCGTCGAAGTCCAGTGCATCGGGTATGTCATTCGTGTCTACGTTGCGCTCCATAAAGCGGCGCAATTTGCCGAGGCGCTTAGCCAAGTCGGGGTGCAACGCCTTAATAACGTCGAACTGCTCTTGTTTTATGTGGCAGGCTGCGACCTCGAAGCCCATACGAGCAAGTGTTCTAAGTCTGTCTTGTTTAGTCATACGTCACCAACCAGATCTTGTGTTATTAAACGTTGGCAGTCTGCAGGCAGTGCTTCGAACGCGATACGTTTACCTAGGTGTCTGCCCGGTGTTGCAACCGTCGAGCAACCGAAACCTTGAGGACTGAATGGGTGCGCACACATGCCACGAGCCGAATATGTGTTGTGTTGGTGTTCTGGTTGTTCCATGTAAACAACGGTATATCGGTCCACTGTTTTTCCGCCGTTGTCATATATTCGAACTTGTTTACTTAATACATTTAATTGGTACTTTGAGCGTTTAGTCATGGCTAAGTCCTTTTTGTTTTGATTCAAATTGTGCCGTATTAGCGGTATCCAGCAACTTCATAAATGCGCGCTTACTCATGCGTTTGCGTGCTTCGTCGCTGAACGTGCGGTACAATGGAACCCAATTAGCGCGGCTTTCGTCATGCGCTCGGCTGTAAGTACCTGAAACAAGTGCAAGTACTACATCCAACTGCTCACCAGTCATGCCGCTAATAACCTTAGTAGCATCGACCGTTAATTTATTAAGTGGATAGTTTCCTGCTATTGTTTTTTCATTGGCTTCCATCCAACCAATTAAAGTTTGCGCACGGTGCGCTTGACGCTCCGGCGTTTGCTTAGTCGGATTATGTATCCAGATATGATTGAAGTTGTCCTTAAGAGCCGTTTCAATGGCATCACTCACACTTTCATTCAACTCTGCGTTTGAATTAAGGCGTCTGATGTGAATACCCTGCGCATCCGAGTAAGCGTTTCCCTCAACCAAAATCACACGGATGCGAGACTCAATGTCTCCCTTGTCATTGACCATGGGCTTGGCCAGTTCGACCGACTGCATCCCCATTGTGCCCATGTACGGCAAGCGCTGGTTTGTCGACAATGTGGAACGCTGTATGGGCCATGTCCGCCTGGCCAAAGACGCTCAGCGCTTGAAGAACATGCAACTGTCGAAGCTCGGTGAAATCAGCGCACTGTCCTCGGTCGAAAA